GTTTTATTATTTTTATTTGCAAGCCGCAGTCTAAACTTGAAATATCTTCCTTTGAATGATGTAGATGTATTCATTGGTTGAAAGGTTGTTGCGTCTGCTAAAGATGTTGTTGATGTTGCTATTTGTAATTGTGCTGTTGCATTTGTAGGGTCATTTCCATCAAAAGGTGCTGGGGCATCGTCAAATAAAGCCGCCCCTCTGCCATCATCAAATAAATCGTAAGGGTCTTCTATTTGATCTATAGTTATACTTTTTATGAAAGACGCATCATAAACATCAGGCAAAGTTAGGGTTTGTCCTAAAGTATAAAAACCCTCATTGTCAATATTGGTATTAAAATTGTTAGGGTTTGAGGTTGAATCAGTTCCACCTAAATCAAAATTTCCTGATACAGAATCAAAATTTCCAACAGTCGAATCAAAATCGGTTACTGTGTCTAAGACTATTGAAGTAATCCCTGAACTGTCAGTTAAAGCTACATCACCATCAAAAGTGCCAGCAGTAATGTCTTCTGTTAATGTTTGTATGTCTTTGAAATTACTTGTTGCTGATGCAATATTTGAATAAATAATTGTTTCGTTATTTGATTCGTTGCCTAATTTGTCCACCGCTTTTATGCAGAACGCCCCGTCTCTCACATTTGTAGTTATTGATGTTCCTGATGTTCTTGGTACTTGCAACCAGTTTACTGATTTATTCCACTGTGCATTGTTAGTCACATTTTGGTATCTAATTTCATAAAATGAAATATCTAGGTCAGTATTAGCGTCCCAATTCAACTGCATTTGTGAACTACCAAGCATATTGACACTGAAGTTGGTCACATCGGCGGGTGGTTCTGTGGCCCCCACAATCTTCCTAGTTGCAGACACAAATGTTGATTTTGAGTTAATATTTGAGACTGCTCTCACTCTAACTTGATATGTAGCTTTATCTATTACATTTAAGTGTTGATATGTTAATATTTTACCAGTTGCTATTTCTTTAAAAGTATCTGTAACAGCATTTCCATCGGTGTCTAAAGTTTGTTTTATTTGTACCTCGTAATGATCTACAAATTTGTCAGGCGATGCACCTACAGTGATTAACAATCTTGTTATTACAATACCCTCAGAATATTCTATTAATTCATCAGTTAAAGTTACACTAGCTGGTGGTTGTACGCTAAAAGGATTTGGCAAAGTTGTATCTGGAATTGTTGAGGGTGCAACTTGTGTTCCAAACGAATAGAAAGAGTCTTGATGCTCAGATAACTGTAAAGTTATTGTGTGGTCAAAATTAATTGTCATTCCTTGAATACGGAAAGGTTTTGCCGAAAAAGACGGCGTATTATGTGTGATGTTGACGATGTCCCCAATAGCTAAATCTAAAGCAGTTCCGTCACATTTTAAAGAAACATCTAAACTGGTTCTTGATCTACGCAATATAATCTCTGCGAGTTCTTGTGCCTGATGCTGATTTACGATCATAGGAAAATCAAACTTACTTTCTAGCAATATACCTCCATCTGCCGTTTTCATATTGCTATGTGTATCTGCACTTGCAAGTCCTGTTTCGTCCACTGGTGGAAACTGGGCGGTGTCAGATTGATAAGATTTATTTGGGTTCGTGAAGTTTACAATAACACGATTGAAACGAGAATTTTTGTTTTTACTCGAAACATTTATTCCACCGATAATGTTATCCTCTGTCAATGTCACGCTTGCACTACCAGTTGTTTCAACTAATACTTTATATTTTCCGGCAGTAAAATTTAAATATGACCTAGTGCCTTGTACGAGGTCTGTAACGATGTCTATTGATTTTTTTGAAGTATCTATGACTGGGTGGCTATCTAATAAATCAATCTGACTTGCACCACTAAAAGGTGTAATATTTGCATCTACAACATCGCCAGCCGTTTGCCAGTCTGCAAAATTAGAATCAAAATAACTATCTGCAATACCCATACCAAATCTGTCGTTTCTTAAATAATCTAACATTTGGTAAATACCATTATCTGAATACTCCCATGTGGTGCTGTCGTCTTTTCTATGTGAACCAGAACCACCAGTAACAGTGCTATCTAAATTTGGGTTGTAAACCTTTCTACCTTTAACAATAGCCGTTATGTTTGGTAAAGAACCAAAAGCATCTGAATTCCATTTAAATTTTAATGATATGTACGCCAACCCACGAAGTCGATGGTTTGATGTCCATGAGGATAATGTGCTTAGTAAACTACAGGCAGTTTGAGAATCAGTTCCATAATGGGGTC